CGGATATTTAAATATGAATGTTTTAGAATTTGATTTGTTTGATATTGAGGATGATATCAAGACAATTAATTTTAAGTTATCAAATGTTTTAAATAGAAACAAGCCTAAAAATGATAATGATCTAGCTTCTCTTTATTTATCTCAAATAAGAGCCAGACATGATTTAATTCATTATTTTCTTTGTCTTTATTTGGGTATAGAAAGAAAATCTGAGGATAGAATTGGTAATCATATAGATGGTTTGACAATAGAAAATGAAAAATTATCACCAGATATTTATTATGAAAATAATTTATATGTTTATGTCATTGAGATTAGTGTGACAAAAAATCCAAATGATTCTATTGTTAAAAAAACAGAAAAATATAAAAGTTTAATGAATGAAATTAGAATGTTAAAAAAAGAAAAAATAGTATTATTCATTCCCTTTTGTGTGTCTTCAACTTTAGTTGATTTAGAATTAAGAATACAAGAGTTGGAAAATTATGATTTTGAAAGAAAGAAAAAAACTGGTTTCTGGTTTCAGAAATTTTTCATCTTTTGGGAAATGTTAAATGATTTAAAAGAATTTATATTCAAAAATATCGATAAGAAATTTTTAGATGATGTTTTGTCAGAACAATTTGGTGGGATTTTAGAAAAGGCTGGTATCTATAAAGATTTAGATATAGATAATGAAAAATTTATTAAAATCCAGGAACAAAAATATAATTGTGAACCAATTGAAAAATTCTGTCTTGAAACAAATATTGAGGATTATTACCCTGTTCTTAAATCAATTTTAGAAAAAGAAACTGAAGAAGATGAAATTATTTACAACAAAATGGTTGATAAAAAAAATAATATTCATCAATATGTTAATGCAAAGAATATGATGTTTCAAAAAAATGAAGAATATGAAGAAATGATACCAAAACCAACACACCATTTTTTTTTCACCAGATTATTTTATTTGTGATGGTCTTCCTCAATTAGATGGTGATAATTCTGAACAAAAAATGATTTATAATTTTTTTGATTTTGTATTAGAAAATTTAGAACCAATCGATGATCCTAGCAATTTCATTTTTTCCTTTGGGGAAATTTTTAAAGAATGTTTCAATAATAAGGATTTCAAAACAAATAAAAATATGTTTGAAAATGGTTATTATTTTAACAAAGAGAAGGATAATAAATTTAGGGAAGAATTATTTATGATAAATAAAGATAAAAAAAATGGTAAGAATATGTCATTTAGACAATTTTTATGTGATAAAAAGAAAATTTTTGGGGAAACTGTTTGTTCAACTAAAAGAAAAATCATTAAAATT